GACCTGACAGCTGGTAAGCGTGTTGGTGGTACTGATTTCACTATGGAACAGATCCGGCAACTAGCTGTTGTCAGGTATGCAGACATCATGGAGACCTTTCCTGATCTAGCAAAAGCTGATTGGGATGAAGTTAAGAAGTCACTGCTTGAAGACTCGATTACTAAGAAGACAGGATCAGTAACCAAAGAGTTCATGGATCCTAGTGCTGTCATTGCTAATGAAATGTTGCTGACTGATATGGCTGCTGCTGTATCTGACAGAGCATCTGCATTGATCACTGCTAATGCTATTCCTGCAAAGGAAGGCATGGATCAGCTGCTAGACAATGTGGAAGCTGCAATGCTGTTTGCACAAGAGTCCAGTGAGTTTGCAGGTTCTTTGCTACGTGCAAGGGCTGGTGATCGTAAGGCTGGTATTACAACTGCTGCAAGACTTGCCACAAAGGATAAGAAGCAGCAGGTAAGCAAGATGATGCAACAGCTTCGGAAAGTAGTTAAGACTGACCCTGATATGGCTCCTGCATTGCTACGTGCATTTGCTGAGTCTGATGGAGAGATCGTTACTCTCGAAGCAATGCGTAAGTATATGACTGACCAGTTGTTCCGACCTGGCGCATTGTTAGGTAAAAAGAAGAGTTTCTTTATTGAGTCTATGTTCAGCTCTTTGTACAACTCTGTTCTGTCAGCACCTAAGACTTTATCCAGAGCTTTCCTAGGTACAAACATGCTGGTAGTACTGAGACCTATTCAGATTGCAATGGGTGGTGCGCTGGCTGGAGATAAGAAAACCATGGCTAAGGGTGCCCATATGGCATTCAATGGCTTCAACACTATCCGTGAAGCATTCACACTGAGCCGTAATGCACAAGGTGCACTGATTGACGGTTCACACATCAGCCAAGCTTATAAAGCTGTAGATGATGAACAGTGGAAGATGCTGGGCATGGTTGTACAAAATGGTGACAGTAATGGTGCAAAGTATATGTACCAACTGACCGATACTATCCGTAACTTCAACGCTAAACCTTGGGTTAATTATCCTGGTCGTGCATTGGCACAGATTGATATATTCTCAAAGACTCTGATTGCCCGCCAGGAGCTTACAGCGCGTGCCTTTGACGCTGCTTACACAGCAAGCGATGGAAACGTCACTAAGGAGCTTCTGAGGGACACAGAGAAGCGTATGAGGGATTATATCTTTAACAGTAAAGGTGAAATTATTGATGATGTATCTGAACTGGCTGGTAAGGAGGTGGCACTGCAAAGGCCGCTTACTGGAAAACTAAAAGAACTTGATAAATTTATTTCTAGTGTCCCTTTGCTTAAGCCGTTCTTCCTGTTCATGAAGACTGGCGCTAATGCCCTGGAGATCGTACAGAAGCACACACCGCTGCTGGCACGGTTCAATGATGAAACACGAGCAATACTTGGAGCTACGCCTGAGCGTCTTGATGATGTACTTCAGTATGGAATCTCTGATGCCAACAGTCTGAAGCAAGCACAAGCTCTAGTTAAAGGACGCATTGCTACTGGTTACCTAACTGTTGGAGCAACCATGGGTCTTTACACCAGTGGAAATCTTACAGGCAATGGACCCGAAGACTTTGAAACTAAACAGTCGTGGATTCAGAATGGCTGGCAAGCACGGTCAATCAAGATCAACGGTCAATGGGTGAAATACGAGGGACTTGAACCCTTTGCTTCATTCCTTGCCCTTGGTGCTGATATTGGTGACTGGACAGAGCAGCTAGGTGAAACAGCTACAGAAAACCTATTTAGAAAGATGGGTTATTTAGTAGCTCAGAACCTGACTAACAAGAGTTTCTTGTCTGGTATTGAACCTCTGCAGGATATTTTGTCAACTGATATGGAGCGTAATACTGTTTGGGTAGCCAACCTTACTAATAACTTTATTCCGTTTGCCGCTGTACGTAACGAGATTGCAAACGTCTTTAACCCTGGTATGCGTGAGCTAGAGGCTGACTTCTGGCAAACAATTAAAAACCGTAACCCAGGTGGTAGGAACTCTCTGCCTAAGAAGTATGACCCGCTTGACGGTTCACTAGTTAAAGATTGGGACTTCCCTACTCGTATGTGGAACTCAATCTCTCCAATCAATATCTCTGGTAAAGATACAGAGACACGACGTCTACTCCGTGAAAGTGGCTATGACCTAGCTGCTACCTTTAAAACTGATAAGTATGGCCTGAAGCTCGAACCTGAGCAGATCAGCCGTATGCAGCAGTTAATGGGTCAGACAAACCTGGAGAAGAAACTAGAAGCAATCCTTACTGATCCTGTAAATAAGAAAGAGATTGAATACTACCGGAAGCTCCGTAATGATGGAGTCCCAGGTAATACTGATACAGATCCAAATAATGTTCCGTTTGAACAATCTAAGGTCTATCGACTAATGACACGTGCATTTAACAATGCTAAGAACAGAGCACAGGCAACCTTAGAGAAAGAATGGCCTGAACTGAGAGACGTAGGACGTCGTAAACAAGCCCTGAAACGTGCTCAGAATACTCGCGACTTCTCCACCATCAATGAAATCTTACTGCCTACTAGGTAATAATTAATGGCTGAAAATCTTTGCCAAGATGCAATCCCCGCTGGTTACAGGGGTGATGGATCTACAACTAAATATTCCTTTGCATTCCAATACATCAATAAGGAAGACATCCTTGTCTATCTTTGGAATGACACTACAAATAAATATGTTTTATGTACAGAAGTGGATGACGCTGCTTCGTGTACTGGTTCAACAACTGAATACTATTTCACTTCATCAACTCCTGTAGAACTTTACTTCTGTGTTGCGCCTGGGCTACCACCTATTGATAAAGTAGCTGATTTTAAAAATGTCTTTATTACTAGAGAGACAGATATTTGCAATATGGTTGCCAGGTTCTTCCCTGGTACTTCTATTCGTGCACAAGATCTGAATAATGATTTTACTCAGATTCTACTTGCACTGCAAGAAGTAGAAGGTAAAGTTCAAAAATCCTTAGCTGAAGCTATTATTGGCATTGACCAACTTGATCGTGCTGGCATCATTGAAGAGTCAGAGATGCTTGATAGTCAGACCTTTTCACAATGGGATGACACTAAGATCAGTACTGCCGGAGCACAGAAGCGTTTCTTTCAGCCACTTCAGGCAGCAGTTAAACCTCCAGTTGACGAAATTTTTGAACCTGGAAAGTTATGGTATCAGGAGTACACAACTGCTGATGGTAAAGAAGTCCAATCATTCAACATTTGGAACGGCAACCAATGGCGAAACATTGCATCAGGTCAAGTAATTCCTAATGCTTTTCAACCTGACAGCGTTATCTACGTTGATCCTCAGGGTAACGACAACAACCCTGGTCGCCAGAAAGATGAAGCCTATAGGACGATTGGAGCTGCTGTAAAAGATGCAAATGAAAAAGTTCCAAGCACGGTTTCAACTGTTACTGCTGCTACCTACAACAATGTCAGTGGCTTCATCAATATCCAAACAGCCGCTAATCATAACCTGATTGCTGGCTATACGATTACACTAAGCCCTATTGTTTGGAGTTGTACAGAAGGTAGTAAATCGTACCCTCTTTCTGATAAAGAGTTTAGGGTAAGCTCAATCGTAACTCCGTTTGAGTTCAGAATTTATGTAGGACCAACAGAGTTGGCTCACACCTACGTGAGTGGTGGAATAGTTACACCATTAGATGTACGGAAAGGAGATGGCTACACCATCCAATGTGCTCCTGGTGTTTACCATGAAAAGCTTCCTATCAGGATTGAAGCTAAGAACCTGTCAATCATTGGTAAGTCGCTTCGCAACACTTACATTCACCCAGATATTTACGAAAGTTCCAGCAGTGATGGTGGTTCTGGAAGAACGCCATACGAATCTCCTGATCGAGTGTTGATGACACCGATTGGTCAACAGCAAGGAGTTGATATTTATGAGCAGGAACTCCAGATCATGTTTGAGATGGATAGTGGTTCCTACCTCACAGGATTCACCATGTGTGGTCTCAAGAGTTTGGGTGTACGCGGCGGCGGCAGCGTTGACCCTGACCCAACCTATGGACTGCCACCTCAACAAGGCTGGGTATCAGCTCACAGGAACGTTCCTGAAAAAAGCTTTATTACTAAGTCACCTTACATTCAGAACTGCACTCACTTCTCTGACCTTCAAACAAATAACGCTGACTTTGACATTAATTTCTTAGCTGGTGAAGGTGGTGATACTTCATCAGGTCCAGCCGGTGGCGGCATCCTAGTTGATGGAAACAGAGTTAATCCATCGTCTCCGTTGAGAAGCTACGTTGTTGATTCCTTCACGCAAATTGCACTCGGAGGACCCGGTGTACTCTGTACAAACAATGGATACGCTCAACTTGTTTCTTTCTTTGGAACGTTCTGCTGGTATCACGCTAAGTCACTTAACGGGGGACAGCTCAACCTCAGTAATTGCACCACGGACTTTGGCCAGTACGGACTGATTGCTGATGGCAAGAGCCCATTAAGCATTTTCAACGGAAGCCTCAAAGGCGATGCTTCAAAAGGTGATCAATTCTTCCAAGTCGACTCATTCACCAGGGGGGCAGGTTGGGATGTGCCTCGTGTCATGAGCCCCGTTGACAACATGGTGGTTGAGGTTGGTGGTGTTCTTTATCCAATCCTTGCTTCACGTAAGAACGCTGATGGGTATGAGATCAATATCTTTGCACCGAAGTCTGATGAGTCGGCTGTAAAAATTCCTGCTAACGCTTCTAATGTTGTTAATGCTGCTTATAACAACGAGACCGGCTTCGTTACGATCACGACTGATAAGAGTCACTCGCTGCTTGCAGGTAGAACAGCGTTTATCTCTCCGATGACTTGGAGCTGTCCTGCTCCTAACGCAGGTACCGATCAGTTCCCACAAATAGAGACAGAGTTCAAGGTTCAGGATGTAACTGGTTCAACTACATTCATTATTTATGTCGGACCTAACGACAAGGTACATAACTACGTAAGCGGTGGCGTCGTTACTCCCACTGATATCAACCCAGATACGTTTGAGAATGGTGGTCTGCAGAAAGACTCACCGGACAATACGACGGTCAAGTTCTATTTGCAGTCATACATCTCTACTGGTGGTCACACCATGGAGTTTGTTGGTTCAGGTACGGACTACCGTGCTCACCCTGACTTCGGTGGTGTTCCTAAGCCAGAGAATCAAACGCTGGAAGTTGGTGGTGTGGGTTCTAGCGGGTCCAGGCTTGCTTATCTGAACGGTGGTCGTGTTTGGCTATCCAGTACAGATGAGAATGGCAACTTTAAGGTCGGTGAGACATTCACGGTAAACCAGAAAACAGGATCAATTTACATTCTTCCTGAGGCAGTTAAGTCTGCATTTAGGTTGACAGATGATCTTGATCTTCGCGGCTACAAGATTTGGCAAGATCCAGCAACAGCAGGCAGGAACGCTGACATACAACTCCAGCCATCAGGTACTGGAGCCATGGTCTTTGGCACTGAAGACATTAATTCAGACGGGGAGCGGATTACACCATCGCCAATCATGGCACCGATCCTTGAACAACTCCCAGATGGATACACAGGGATCAACCAGAAAGATTTGAACTTAGCGTCTCCTGTCGTTACACAGAACGATATTGGGTATGACGCTAATGAAGTTCCGGTCTCTGGCCTGTTAGGTGAACTTGCTTTCACCAATCAACCCGTCTCTGTTGGACTTACTACAGAACCGCCTATTGCCAATGAAGTTAAGTTTGAGCTTGTAGGCTCTGATCTAATTATCAAAGTCGCCAAGTCTGACGGCACTGTTCTTTCCTCTTCTGCTATCCCGCTTACTTAACCATGACAATCAAAAATCTTTATCCAACCCAGCGCCCTACCTATGTCTACAATGTCATCAACGGTAGAGCAGAGTTACCCGTAAACAGTACGTTTACAAGGGCTTCTGTAGGTACTTACGTTAATAGCTCTGGATTAATAGTTGATGCTGCAGCAAATGCCCCAAGGTTTGATCATGACCCTGATACTCGTGAGTTTTTAGGGCTATTGTTAGAAACTGAGGGGAAAAACTATGTAACGGAGTCTGACCTTTGTGGAAACTTCAACTCAGCTGTTGCAAACATATTAAAAGTTGTAGAAAGCAATGTCGATACTCCTGCTGGTATTGGTCAATGCATATCTCTTAGTGTTGCAGACACATCGCAGGATGATAGTTGGAGAATAGGAACAGCAAGCGGCGGAGATGGAAGTGCTATAGCTTTTTCTGTGTATGTCAGAACAGTTGATGGTGTAAGCTCAACTGACATAAATATACGCTTAAACAACAGTAACTCAGCCAGCTATGACTACACCGTTGGGCCTGAGTGGACAAGGATAGACATTTCTGGTGGTTATCTTGCAAACTCTCAAAGAAGGAATGTAAGCATATACCCTACAGAAACTCCTATTTACCTATGGGGCGCAGTAATTAGTATATCCCAATCGCAAAACCTTGGTACTGTTGACACCTTAAATGAAGCAACATCCTACATTAGAAATACATCCGCACTCTTAAGTGATGGTCCTGCAATCAGAGAACCTGATTTTCTAAGTCTAGCCTCTACTAGCAACTTTAACTCTGGGTTCTCAATGATGACTGACTCAGATGCTGGAGATGTTGATTACATTTATAAAATCAATTCTAATGGAAGCGAAATCTCCCAGCTAGCCAATAATGCTGGCACCCTTGAATGGACTATTGATGGTGTCTCTGCACAAACTGCGGGGAGCTACCCACAGGTTGGTTTTGTTAAAGGTAGGACTAGGACTATTAGTAGCTTTGGTCCTGCTGATGGTGAAAGCCAGGACAACTATCTCTATACAACCGGACTGTCATTCCCTACTGCCGCCGTCGTTGCCCCTGACGCGGATCAGATTGAATTTGGCGTGCCTCAGTTGCTCAAAGCTTTGTATGTATGGGATGGTCAGCTAGATGAAACTAATGCTGTATCGCTAATTAAAGGTAAGTACAACATTGTTTCGTCTGCTCCAATTCAACCTGACGCATATAGCTTTATTTTTGATCCAGACCCAACGAGCGTTGGAAACACCAATGTTACTTTCCCTGAGCTTGTACCAAACAACAACATGACGATTGATTGGGGCGACGGTAATACCAGTGCGTATGAAGTAGGAGTAGTTCCATCACACGACTATCCATACCCTGGGAAGTATCGGGTACAAGTTAAAGCTGATGATGGATTAGCTAACCTCAAAGTTCAAACAACTGCTGATCAAATTAATAAGGTAGAAGCTTGGCATCCAGATTATCGCATTGATGCTTCTGGAGACGGTTTTACTGGAAACCAGCTTGTTACATTATTGGCTGAACAAAGTACATGCACATACATCCCTGAATTCAAATACACAAACATAACCAGCTTACAAAGTACCTTTAGGGGCAATAAAGCTGTTTTGCCTAGAAATGCTGAACCCTATTGGCCTTGGGTGCCTGTTGACCTACCTGATTGCACGAGTCTATTTAATACTTTTTCTCAGCTTGGTTATACATACTGGTTTCAAAATCAATCAAGTCCTGCTTACACTAAATTCCCTCAACTCCAGACTTCAGACAAGCTGGTAAATGTTAGTAACTGTTTTAAAAATAGTAGATTTACGGGATGGCTGACACCTAGTAATTCCTTTACAAACAAGCCTTTCACTGATACATCTAATGTCACAGATTGGTCTGCTTGTTTTAAGAATTCTACATTTACAGATATAGATGTAGATACTTCTGCAGCAACAAACCTGAAAGAGGCATTTTACCAGAGCACAGAGATTGTAACGTTTCCGTTCATTCAAACTTCAAATTGTGAGAGGTTTGAATCTACTTGGTATGGATGTAGCAATCTGCAAACCTTCCCACTTATTACTACAAGCGAAGGTACGAATTTTAAGAAAGCTTGGGCATATTGTACACAGCTAAACAATTTCCCCGAACTTGATTTTAGTAAATCAACAACTATGCTTGGCACTTGGCAGGGTTGCTCTTCATTGACAAGTCTTCCCGAGCTTGACCTAAGCGAATGTACTATACTGTCTTTAACCTTTAGCGAATCAGGTTTATTAGTATCACCTGTTATCACCAATCTAACCAAGTGTACTTCCTTTTACCAGGCTTGGTCTAATTGCCCTGGCATAACCACTTTTACGAATATCGGAAATTTAGACTTTTCTAAAACTACAACCTTATACAACACATTTTCTAATAGTGGCTTTACTGGAACCGTTCCGTCTCTAAACGTTAGCAATGAATGTTTAACGCTTCAGGGAGCGTTTGCGAGTGCAAACATCACTGGCTTTGCGTCAGCATTGGATACCAGTGGCTGTACTACTTTCCGGAGAGCCTTATCGACAAGTAGCATCACTGAGGTGCCTGATTTTAGCTTCATTTCTGCAACTAACTTTTACACTTTCTGCCAGAATTGTTCGTCTCTTACTGATATTGACTCTGGTGTGTTTGATGTAACGGGAACCCTTGATTCTAACGCGTTTGATGCTGCTTTCACAGGCTGTGCTCTTACCGCAATAGCAATTGAGAACCTACTTGTTTCGCTAGATACTAACGGTCAATCCAACATCGTTCTTGGTATTGATGGGGGTACTAACGCTGCCAAGTCAACCTGGACTGCTGCAGCTATCACTGCTTTCAACAACCTTGCAGGCGACCCTGCGGTTCCTGGTGACACAGGAAAAGGTTGGACAATTTCATTCAACGCTTAACCATGACTTACAAAATCTTTCACGGCCCTGGTGTCGTTCACTTCATCGATAGTGACTCAGCAGTTGCCTCTGGTCAACTAAACCAAGAGGAGTTCACTGATGAGTTTCAAGCTGTTGGACGTGTCGTAGAACTCGATGCAACTTTCTTCCCTAAGTGGGATAGAGAAGCAATGTATATGGAAGGTGAGCGAGTCATGTTTGGTGACAGTGTTTACCGTGCTCTCCAAGACAACGACGATAGAGATTTTCAACTACCTGACCTTGAGTTAGATCCAGACGCTGAGGTTCCAACACCTCTTAACCGTTCTGCTCGGTGGGTAGAGGTATATGATTCCGATGAATTAAATGAAAAAGAAAGCGACTGAAGACCAGTTCAATGATCTGCATAATCTAGTCACTAAAGAGTTCCTCTCCCGCATTAAGTCGGGGGAGGCTACTACTGCTGATTTGAAAGCAGCCTGCGACTGGCTCAAAACAAATGACATTAGTGGTGTTGCTTATGACGGTAACCCACTAGACAAACTTGCAAATGTGATCCCCAAAGTGGATCCAGAACTAGTCCAATCCAGACTATATGGCAAAAAGTACTAGCGCCTATTACAAGGCTAATCCTAAGGCTGCTGCACGGAGACGTAAGCAACAGTCTGAATATCAAAAACGACCAGACCGAGTTAAAAAACGAGTAGCACTTAATAGAGAGAATCGAAAACGTGGCACCTATGGTAACGGTGACGGTAAAGATGTTTCTCACACAAATTGTGGCGGCACTGTCTTAGAAAAAGCTTCTAAGAACAGAGCTAGAAATAGAAACAAACTCAAGTGTAAAAAGAAAAAAACTCGTAAATGACACCGTTACTTCCAACACCTGATCACTACATACACAACCTAATAACCATGACGTCCTCTGAAGCCAAGCGCCTTTGGAGGCGCAGTATCAAAGAGCATTTTGACTGTACATGTGTTTATTGCGGAGAAACCTATGAATTTAACCAGCTCACACTCGACCATGTGCAACCTAAATGTAAAGGTGGCGGAGATTTCAGAAATCTTGTCCCTGCATGTCGTCGATGCAATCAGGAAAAGGGAAGTACCAATTGGCTCTCTTACATGAGACAAAACGGAGTCAACAGACTTCGTGAACATTTAATTCTCTCTTATATTAATTAATTATGGCTAAACCTACATCAAGTTCCAATCGTAGTAAGCGCAAAGCATCTAGGCGTCCTACATCTTCTAAAACCCGCGCTACTCGGTCTAATAGTAGTAATGCACAAGTAACTCGTGGTGGTCAAGGTGGTGGTGGTGCTGCAAGGGTTACCCGTGACTCTCGTCGTACTAGCACTGGCCGTGCACGTGTAACCGGTGGCAGTCGCCCTGCACTTCCACCTGGTAAGAAAGGTGGAGCACTGACTAAATCTAAAGGTGGTTCAGTTACTACATCTTCCAGCGGTAAGCTACAAACTAAAGGTGGTTCAGTAAAGCCTAGAGGTGCAACTGGTCCTCGTGGTATGCGTACACGTTTGCCTGCTGCAGGTGGTTCAGTAGCTAAGACTACATCTGCTGCTAAGACTACATCTGCTGCTGCTAAAATCGGACGGATGCCAAAAGGTGGTCCTCTGCTTCCTATTGCTGCAGGACTCGCTATTGCTGAAGGTGTAAGACGTTCAGGCGTTCGTAAAGGTGTCAGTACCTCAGGTCGTGGTGCAGGTCGTGCAGCATTCGCTGAAGGTAACGCAAAAGCCCGAGCTAATAGTGGTGACAAAAAATCTAACGATACCTTCCGTTCACGTATGGGAATGAAATCCAGTAACCCTGGTTCACCTTCCAACCGTACACCTAAAGCAACCACTGCAGAAGGTGCACGAACTGTGAAACCTTCAACTAGAAAAGGAGCAACTAATGTTGATCAAACACCTTACGGCTCTAGCCCTAAACCCTCTAGCTCAAGTGGTTCCTCTCGATCTAATCGTGGCGGCAACGGTCGCAGCCAGTCTGGTGGTGGCTCTAACAAAGGCAGCCTGAAGGCAGGGACTAAGTCTTCATCCCAACCTAGTAAGAGAGGTGCAGGTAATGGCGCTCCAGGCGCTTCCTCTGCAGCTAAGAAGCCTCAGACAAAGAAATACGGAGTCAGAGACGGTAACCAGCCTAAGGGACGTACCAAGCGTCTTGAAGCTGCAATCTCTGACGCACGTAAGAAGAAGTACACACCTAAAAAATGACTAATGCCCTAGAGGCACTACAAGGTGATTTCAAGCTGTTTCTCCAAGCACTTTGGGGACAGCTTGATCTCCCTTCACCCACTCGTGCCCAATACGCTATTGCTGACTACTTACAACACGGTCCTAAACGTCTACAGATTCAAGCCTTCCGTGGTGTAGGTAAATCTTGGATTACAGGTGCATTCGTCCTGTGGACCTTGTTTAATGACAAAGAAAAGAAGATCATGATTATCTCCGCTTCTAAAGAACGCGCAGACAACATGTCTATCTTCCTTCAGAAACTAATTATTGAAACACCCTGGTTATCCCATCTCCAACCTAAAGATGATAATGCTCGCTGGTCTCGTATTAGCTTTGACGTTAATTGCAATCCTCATCAGGCCCCCTCAGTCAAATCAGTAGGAATCACAGGTCAATTGACTGGAAGTCGTGCAGATTTAATGGTACTTGATGACATCGAAGTCCCTGGTAACTCAATGACAGAACTAATGCGAGAGAAACTCTTGCAACTAGCTACTGAAGTTGAATCTATCCTTACTCCTAAACCAGATTCTAGGATTGCTATTCTTGGTACTCCTCAGACAACCTTTACTGTCTATCGTAAGCTAGCTGAGAGGGCCTACAAGCCCTTCGTTTGGCCTGCTAGGTATCCTAGAGTCATTGATAACTACGAAGGCCTCCTAGCGCCTCAGCTGGTTGAAGATATAGATAACGGTGCTCCCGAATGGGACGTAACTGACCCAGACAGATTCGATAACGATGACCTAATGGATCGTGAAGCATCCATGGGTCGGAGCAACTTCATGCTCCAGTTCATGCTCGATACCTCTCTTAGTGATGCTGAAAAATTCCCACTTAAATGTGCTGACCTTGTTGTCACCTCTGTTAATCCTGTTACTTGCCCCGATGCAGTCGTTTGGTGCTCAGACCCCGCCAATGTCATCAAAGACCTACCCATTATTGGCTTACCTGGAGATTATTTCTACAGTCCAATGCTATTACAGGGAGACTGGCAACCTTACGACGAAACAATTTGCTCGGTTGATCCGTCGGGTAGAGGAACAGACGAGACGGCAGCAGCTTTTATTAGCCAACGAAACGGTTTTCTGTACTTGCATGAAATGCGTGCTTATAGAGACGGATACTCAGACAAAACGCTTCTGGACATTCTCAAAGGGTGCAAGAAGTTCGGAGTAACTAAACTACTCATCGAAACTAACTTCGGTGACGGTATCGTTGGTGAACTATTCAAAAAACATCTCCAACAAACTAAACAATTTATAGACGTAGAAGAAGTACGTGCCAACGTACGTAAAGAAGACAGGATCATTGACTCCTTAGAACCTGTCATGAACCAACACCGTCTAATCGTAGACAGAAAGGTCATTGAATGGGACTTTAAATCAAACCCTGACGCTCCTCCTGAAGAACGTCTCCTTTACATGCTCTTCTATCAGATGAGCCGCATGTGTCGTGAGAAATTCGCAGTTAAACATGACGATAGACTCGACTGCCTAGCTCAAGGCGTTAAGTACTACACAGATGCAATGGCAATCTCTGCCTACGAAAATATGAAAGTCCAAAGACAAGAAGATTGGCAAGACATCGAAGATGCTTGGCTTGATGACCCTCAACAAGCTGCTAATCACATGGCTTTTGGAATGGACTTAAATACCCGTAGAAAGGCTAGATTGTTGAATGTTGACAAGTCAGTCCACACCTGGGTTTAGGTCTAATCCGGGCCTTATACAGGGGGAGGAAAGGGTGGATCCGAACCCTCAACTAGGGAAGACAGTCCTTCTACTTCGTAGAAAGACCATCTTCCCTTTATTTATGTCAAGGTCCGAAGGACTGACATCTGATAAGTACATCTATTTTATTTTTTTTTACAGACGCTAGTAGTTGGTATCTACAATGATCTAGAAATCCGTGAATCTGCTCAAGCCAATATCCACGAAGTGGATCTGAATACAACATTACACCGATCATTATTTGATTACTGTATATAAGATAAACTAATCAATGAAAGTAATTCCATTCCCACTCAATGAAAAAGACTTTAGTGTCTCCTATTACCGCACACGTGAAGGTCCTAACTGGTTCTTGTGTTACTACAAAGACGCAAGTAAAGGTCAGGTAGATCCCATGGAAGCATGGCGTACTCTAGGTAAAGCTAAATTCACAGATACAGGTAAGAAACTAAAAGAATGGTGTCAGGAAATGCATGATACCTATGGTCCTAAGGATTACACTGATAATATTGATAAAGAGGTCAGTGATATGTTCTTTGATCATATGCCGGAGCCAAATGACAATACTAAGATGGTCATGTAGCCCTTAGATTTTGACATAAATTTCTGAAGCCTATTATCGCGTGCACCAGGAGCCGAAAGACCCCCATGGGGGGTGTTCTTTTGTGTTAATTAGATGTTATATCTTCATTAATTCACTGCATTTAGTGCATGAAATACGATTTCACACCATAAATAGTGTGTGATACGAATCCGTATCGATTTAACTCTTGCTATCTGTTGTCGCTCACTTATCAATACTTAATAACAGATAGGATTAACTAATCAATCCACATATGGTGCAGTGATTCCAATGGATCTGGTGATAACGATAATCATTGCGTATTATTTATCACGCTATCCCTGCATCAATTGGCCGTTTACAGCTGTACGCTTCCGTATATGGTGTGCTCACGACCGGCAACGGTCTGCACCTCGAAAAACACCAGACACCCGGTCAAGTGCGTCAAACCACGCGGGCTGTCTGAGTCAAGCCAAGAAGGCCTCACACCGCTCACCTTGTACACTTTCGTATGAGACAACGGCACAAGGCTGCTATGAGTCGCTCAGCGGCAATACAGCGTCAACAGCTGTATCGCTATCGCTACTACTCTCAGCCGCCCAAACACGGCAACAAGTCCTATTCAAGAAAGGAGGCAACACCAGACCAGATCAAGTTCAAACATCTATGCGAATCGGGCATCGATCCACAAGTAGCCAGATCAATTATCAAGGAGATCAATGAATCAATTCCAAGCTCAGACGATCATTAATGACCAGATCTACGTTGACGCAGTACTTGACTATCGGAGCGATCCTATCGGTGTGACCGATAAAACATTCCGACGGGCTGAATTATGGATTCAGGCAGACCACATCCTTAACAATGACGCCGTAAGGAAGACAAGTTTTCATTCCACCATCATCAAGGAGATCAATGATCAAGCCAACAACTGAGCAACAGCATTGTTCATGGCGTCACAAGATGCTAAACGTCTATCACAAGCGGAACACTAAGTTTAGTTTTTACAGGCATGAATATTTTTATTCAATGCTGGATGCTATCTCACAAGGAGAGAAATGATCAACAACAAGACACGTGTTGAGTACTTTGTCATTCACGGCAAGGACGCAGACGGCAATGTTACAGAGCATGCAACTGTTAACACTGTTAATTCAGCGTTAGCGACACGCGGAATGTTTGCAGCATTGCATCCTGACCAGTTCTTCACAATCACAAGGGGTT